GCCACATTTTTACATGCACAGAATAAAATTCACAAACGTGACGCATAAGCCACGGAGGTATTAAAATGGCCGCAAACAAAAAACCAACGGCGCTTAGAGAGCTTCAGGGGACGGCAAACAGGAATAAGCACAGGGATAACCAAGATCCCCCTGTTGTAACTCGCGGCATTGGTCCGGCCCCTAAGTACCTTAATGATGCCCAAAGTGAAATATGGGATGAGATAGTTTCGGGCATGTATTCTGGTGTTTTGGGTGAAGCAGACAGGCTGGCCCTCGAAACTTTAACGAGATTGGTTTATACAATGCGCACAGATTTTGAAGAGATGAGCGCGGCCAAGCTTTCGCAGTTGTCTACCATGCTTGGAAGGTTCGGTATGACCCCAAGCGATAGAACGAAAATTGTCGTGCCAAAAAAAGACGACAAGAAAAACGGTTTCACAGAAATGAATAAACTTAAATGAAATACAAAGGCACGAAGAAAGGGCATAAATACGCCGTTGATGTCGTTGCCGGTAAGGTTGTGGCGTGTCGCTGGATCGTTCTTGCGTGCCAAAAGTATCTCGATGACCTGAAAAAATCTACAAAGAGAAACTTTCCTTATACTTTTGACGAGAAAGCAGCGGAAAGGGTGCTGATGTTTAAGCAGATGATGCCCCACACAAAAGGAAAGTGGGCACAGCAAAAGCTAACGCTTAAGCTTGAGCCTTGGCAGTGCTTTTTTAATATGAATATCTTCGGCTGGAAGTCTAAGAAGACAGGGCTTAGACGGTATCGAAAGGCGCTTTTGATTGTTCCACGTAAAAACGGCAAGTCTGCTGAGGCCGCGACCACTGGGCTGTATATGCTTTCGTCAGATGATGAGTATGGAGCGGAGGTTTATAGTGGGGCAACTACTGAAAAGCAAGCATGGGAAGTTTTTAGACCTGCAAAGCTGATGGCCGCTAGAGCTGAAGGATTTATGGAGGCTACCGGCGTAGAGGTTAACGCTTCAAATATAAACATACTTGAGAATGGTTCTCGGTTCGAGCCTATCATCGGGAACCCGGGTGATGGTCAGTCACCCTCATGCGCTATCATCGACGAATATCACGAACACAAAGACGATAAAGTATTAGATACAATGGAAACGGGAATGGGTGCGCGCGAACAGCCGCTCATGCTTGTGATTACGACCGCCGGTGATAATATCGCAGGTCCGTGTTATCAAATGCAGATCGACGCACAGAAAGCCTTAGACGGTGTTATCGAAAGTGATCAGACGTTCGCGCTAATTTACACTATCGACAAAGGCGACGAGTGGGCAAGCGTTGACTCACTGAAAAAAGCAAACCCCAATTTTGGCGTGTCGGTAAGTGAGGAATTTTTACTTGCTAGACTTCAGGACGCAAAGAATAACGCACGTAAGCAATCGGTTTACAAGACAAAGCATCTTAATATTTGGGTGGGTTCGCGTGATGCGTTTTTTAATATCGAGCGATGGAATGAATCGGCTGATAGTACGCTTAAGATTGAAGACTTCTACGGGAAAAAGGCATATATAGGCATGGATTTGGCTTCTAAGGTCGATATTGCAGCCATTGAAATACTGATTGATAACGATGGTGAGCTGGTTAGGTTCGGAAAGTATTACTTGCCAGAGGCCGCGCTAGAATCTACAGCATCGGATCACTATGCGGGATGGGCAAAAGATGGATGGTTAACCATTACCGATGGTGAAATCATTGATTTTGCAGAAATTGAGGCTGACATACTTGACTTGTGCGGCAAGTTTCAAGTAGATCAGTTGGCTTATGACCCGTTTCAGGCTACAATGTTAGCAACACGGTTGATGGCTGAAGGCGTGCCAATCATAGAGATTGGGGCGACTGTAAAGAATTTTAGTGAGCCAATGAAACAATTAGACGGTTTGGTCAGGTCTAGACAGATTACTCACAACGCTGACCCAGTGATGACTTGGATGATGTCCAACGTTGTTGCTAAGGTTGACGCAAAAGATAACGTCTTTCCTCGAAAAGAGAAGGATGAATATAAAATTGATGGGCCGGTGGCTTTGATTATGGCATTAAACAGACAAATGAATGACGATGTGGGGAGCTTGGATTCATTCCTTGACGACCCTATCAGTGTGGATTTTTAATGAGCTGGTATAGTCCTATGTCGTGGTTCGGAGGATCGGGTAACTCTCGTCACGCTGGCTATCAGAATGAGAACCCAAACGGCTATTCAAGTAGTGCTGCGGCTTCGGTATCGTTTGATTCTGCTATGACCTTGTCTGCGTTCTGGGCTTGTACTCGAGTGCTTACTGAAACGCTGGCTGCTATGCCTATCAAGTGTTATCGACGTATGCCAGACGGATCACGACAAGAGGATCGATCTTATCGGCTGTGGCGCACGCTCAATTACCAGCCTAACAGATACCAAACCCGCACAGAATTTTTTGAAAACATGATGTTGAACCTTGTAACTTCTGGCAATTCCTATGCAGAGATTACCAGTGGCGGTTATGTTCCGTTGATGTCCGTCCAGATGCAGGTTCAATTGTTGCCTGATGGATCTATTCAGTACGAATACACGGATTTTAATAGCACTAAGCGTATTATTCCAGAGTCAAATATTTGGCATGTAAAGCTTTTCGGTAATTCGATTGTAGGAATGTCGCCTCTTGGTTATGCGCGTCAAAGTATCGGCGTGTCACTCGCGACTGAAAACCGCGTTGGTAAGATTGCAAAGAACGGCGGCAAGGTTTCAGGATTGTTATCCATCAATCACGTACTTAACGAGAAGCAGCGTGCGGCGGTTCGCAAGAATATGGAGGGAATCGCAGAGGGTGATACTGATACCCTAAAGATTCTTGAAGCTGACATGAAGTTTCAGCAAACAGCATTAAGCCCGCAAGATTTACAGATGCTTGAAAGCCGCCGGTTTAATGTCGAGGATATAGCACGATTCATGGGCGTGCCTTCGGTTTTGATAAACGATACCGCAGGATCGACAACTTGGGGAAGCGGTATTGAGCAGATTATAAACGGTTTTTATAAGATCAATATGAAGCCGTACCTAGAGCGCTTTGAATCTAGCCTAAAGCGACATCTTATACCACGGTCAGATTGGGATACTATCGATATAGAATTTGATTTTGATTCGCTATTACGTGCAAGCAAGCAGGATCGAATGACAGCCAAGTCTGTAGCTATTAATTCAGGCCAGTTAACGCCAAATGAAGCGCGTAACGATGAAGGTCTAGAGGATAAAGAAGGCGGCGACGATATTTACCTGAATGGCTCGCTTGTTAAAGCTGGTACCGAGCCAGAGACAAAAGAAATTATAGAGGTTGAAGATGAAAACGATCAGACTTGATGGTGTTGTGGGGCGTGAAATTCTCGCTGACGATGTTAGTTCTCAGATCGAAGGACAGAGCGAAGTAAAGCTTATTCTCAATTCAGGTGGCGGTGATGTCTTAGAGGGCTTTTCAATCTTTAATGTCCTAAAGGATTTTGACGGCAAGATTCATATTCAGGTCGATTTCGCGGCGTCTATGGCCTCCCTGATTGCGATGGCTGGCGATACTATCACAATGAAGGATAACTCCTCTATTATGATGATTCACCGTCCTTGGGGTGTTGCAGGCGGTAATTCTGAGGATTTCAGAAAGCAAGCCGACACGCTGGATAAGATGGAAACGATGCTACTTAATATTTACGCTGAAAGATCGGGCATGAATGCGGTTAAGCTTTCGGGATTGCTTGAAGATGAAACTTATATGAACGCGCAAGAGGCCAAAGATTTTGGCTTTATCGATTCTATCGAGTCCGGCAAGTCTGATTTTGCGATGGTCGCTATGTCAGGAATGAAGGCGCACGATAAAGTAAGCTTTTCTACCGATAAGTTTTTAGCAAAAATCGAGGCTATGCGAGCAGAAAAGCCAGCGATTAAAGACACTTTTAGCGCGTGCTCAAGCTTGGCCGATGTTGAGGCAGTTATGCGCAATGAAATGAAGCTTTCAAGATCCGAAGCGGTAGCGATTACCGCGGCGGTTAAGAAACAAGTTCGTGGTGATCATGAGCTTACAGAAGTAAAAGCAATTTTTGACAACTTTAAACTATAAATAAGGATCACCATTATGAGTGAATATAAAGCAGAATTAACGGCTGGACTTGAGAAAGTATCGGCTCAACTTGACTCGGCAATTGGCAAGCAAAACGCTGAATTGCAAGATTCTATGAAAGCCAGCAAAAAAACCAATGATTCAGTTAACGCGCTCGCGGAACAGTTCGTTGCAATGAATGCCGATCTTGTGAAGATGGGCGACAACATGACCGCTTTTGAGCAGTCGCGACAAATCGCCTCAACTGAGGAAGTGAGTCAAGGCATGGGCGCGCAGTTCGTCGCTTCTGATTCTTTCGCAGATTTTAAAGCAGGTAATACCACCCGCGCCTCTTTCGAAGCAAACACAATTGTTACAGGCGGTGATAACTCAGTTACTCGACATGAGCAGTTGCCAGGGGTTGTACCTGGTGCGGTTCGTCAATTAACAGTATTGCCAACGGTTTCAACGGGTCAAGCTTCTAGTAATATCATTTACTACTCGCGGGAATTGTTGTGGACCAATAACGCCGCCGGTACTGCTGAAGGCGCGGATAAGCCTGAATCAGTATTAACCTTTGAAGAGAAAACGGTTCCAATTATAACTGTGCCTCACTTTCTTAAAGCGTCAAAACAGGCACTAGAAGATTCAACTTTCTTGGCCTCTTATATTGATATGCGCATGGCTCACGGTGTCCGAAACAAGATTGAACAGCAAATTATCACAGGTAATGGTGTCGGCCAAAACTTTAGCGGTTGGTTAGCTGCTGGTAACAGTACTGCAACAGACCCTTTACTGACTGTTGATATTTATGGCCTAGCTAGCAAGATGAAATATGAGATCATTTCGGCTGATTATGAAGCTGATTATTTTTATATGAATCCTTCGGATTGGCAGAAGGCAGAGACCACACGACGAGCTGCTGGCGATACTGCTTTTGTTGCTCAGTCTGGTGCGGTTACTTATGTTAATAACGGTCTTACACCTTTGCTTTGGGGTCTCCCTGTTGTACTTAGCAATAACGTTCCTGCTGGGACTATGGTGTGCAAGTCTGTATCTGCTGATATGTACTTTAATCGCCACGGTGTTCGTGTTGAAATGTTCGAGCAAGATACTGATAACGTTCAGAAGAACTTGATCACCATTCGTGGTGAAGCTCGCGGCGCTGAAGCGGTTATGGTTCCTGCTGCTATCCGTACTGGTGACATTACAGCAATTACAGCGGCTTAATATTAGGGGCTTCGGCCCCTTTTGAGAGGTTTTATGAAATTTAGAGCTTTGAAAGAGTTTTCATCCGTTCGCTGGGGCAATGTTTGCGTAGGTGATTTGGTTGAACTTGATGGCGATATAGCTAAAAAAATGGTTGATTTGGGCTATATGGAGTTGCCACAGCAAACGGCTATAGCTTTACGGCAGGAACCCGAAAAGGTTGAGCCAAAAAAAGGCATATTATCAAAGGCTAAAAAATGACTGACACGATTGTAAAAGTTGGACCAACGACAGAACCGATAACCCAGGACGAGGCGCGCACACAATTGCGTGTCGATGTTGGGTTTGATGAGGATAAGATCACGGACCTTATTTCGATGTCACGGGCGCACGTTGAGGGCTATTGCAATCGTTTTTTTACAGAGCAAACGGTTTTAATCGTTTTTGATACTGGTTTTTCTGGTCTTAGTTTAAAGCTACCTTATCCAGATTTAAAAACAATTAACTCGGTGAAAACGGTCGACTCTTCGGGTGTCGAGACGATTATTGATGACGCTGAATACACTTTTAATGCTGATTTAGAGCGGATTTACTTCACTTCAGTCATCGGATCGGGTGTTAGCGTCCTAGTTGAGGTCGTTACTGGCGCACCTGTTGAGTTTGAAGGGGCGAAAATCGCCATGCTGATGTTCATGACGGATCTTTACGAATTGCGTACAGAGAGCCTTGTAGGTGTCTCTATTGCCAATAATCCCGCAATTGTTAATCAAATGTTTCCTTTTAGGGTGAATATGGGTGTTTAGAGTCGGCGAGCTGGATCAAAAAATCGATTTTTGGCGGGAATGTCTCGAAGATGACGGCATGGGCGGCCAGAAAAAAAGCGAAGTTTTGATTTATAGTGGCCGGTGGGCAAAGGTTCGGTCTATGAGCGGCGGTGAGTCTGAGCGATTCGACAAACTAAACGCAGTCGGAACATGTTTTTTTGTCACTAGACGGGTTGACGATATACAAGAGAATGATTTTATCAAGTGGCGCGGCGTTGACTATAATATCAGGCTAATACCACCTCAAAGTATGAACTCGTTATACTCTCAGTTTTACGCAGAAAGAGGCGTCGCGTTATGACGGTTGTCATCGAAGGTGTTGAGGATATTCAAAAGCTTCTAACGAAGATAGCCCCGAATCACGCCCGCAACCTAATGAGATCAACGGTTCACGCGATGGCTGGGGGTGTGGCTAAAGAGGCAAAAACAAAAGCGCCAACCCGTACCGGCGACCTGAAGAAAGCGATTAAAACAAAGCGTAAAAAGTCCCACCCTGACAAACCTATTTCTGCGGTTATAGTGGAACACGGATTTAATGTTAAAAACGATGCGTATTATTGGCGTTTTGTTGAATATGGGACGGGCGGCGAGAACGCACAGCAAGCGAGACCGTTTATAGCGCCTGCTGTTGAGACGTTAAGACAGAATTTTAACAGTACAATGGTTAGAGAGTTTGGTAAAAAACTCGAAAAGAAACTTGAGCGCGAACGGAAGAAGAGGTTTTAGTGGGTTTCGAAACGGCAGTTCAAGAGGTTATATATTCGACTTTGAGCGCAAATGAGGCGCTTACATCGACGGTTGAGGGTATTTTTGACGCTGTGCCACAGCTTTCTAGGGAGTGCGGCAAGGTTCAGCAACAAAAATTCCCTTATGTGACTATCGGTGAGGCTATACACAACGCTTGGGATACCGATAATACATTAGGAAATGACGTTTCTATCGTGATTCATACGTGGTCTAGAGCTAGAGGACGACAGGAAACAAAAGAGATTCAAGGCATTATTTACGCAGCTTTGAATCGCAAGAAATTAGCCTATACTGGTTATGATATAATCACTATAGATTTTGAGAGTTCACAAACGTTTACCGATGCCGATGGCCTAACCCGTCACGGCGTTCAATCATTTAGAATATTAATAGACGAGGTGTAATATGGCCGGTTTCATTGGTCGCGATTTTTTTATTAAAAAAGCTGGTGTCGAGCTGCTAGGGTTGAGGGCTAAGGATCTTACTTATGGTGGAGAATCTATTGACATCACTACTGGCGAGGATGACGGGTTCAGAACTTTACTTTCAGAGTCTGGAACGAAAAGCCTAGATATAAGTTTCGATGGTATAGCCAAAGACGCGCTTATCCGTGATTTAACCCTAGGAGATGGTGTTGTACTTTTAACAGATGTTGAACTTGAGTGGCCATTAAGCCCGAGCGGTACTGTTCCTGCTACAACGACTGGAAATTTCAGAATAAACGGCTATAGCGAAGGCCATCCTTATAACGAAGCCACGACCTTCAGCTCTACTCTAGAGAGTTCTGGTGCGTGGGTGTACACACCGGAGTCTTAACATGTCAATTTTTAAAGAGTTTGCGGTAACTTGGAAGGGTAAGGAATACGTGGTTGCACATGATCGCGTTATGGGACTTGTAGAGGTGGTTGAGGACGTTATAACAATTGAGGAGTTAAATTCCCCAGGCGTTAAGCGTGCGAAGATCTCAAGAGCGTTCCAAAGCATTCTAGGTTATGCGGGTCACGGCGTTACTCAAGAAGAAATTTATAATACTTTCTTCACAAAGGGATCAGGAATAGAAGTAACAGCAATAGTTAACGCTATATTGTTATTGATGATTCCACCGGAGCATTTACAGTCTAAAGCGCCTCCACAAAAGACAGTCAAGCCTAGGGCAAAAAAAAAGAGCGTCAAAGGCTAGTACATGCAGCCTATAAAGCCGCCGTCGGTGTTTGGGGTCTTGCGCCTAGCGAGTTTTGGCGCTTGAGTCCTGCCGAATGGTGGTTATTATACGAATCAAAAACCTCCGATGAACAACGACAAACCCCTGATGATAAATGGGCGAGTCTCTACGAAAGATTAGGGTAAAAAATGGCTACTGTTGTAGGTGATGTTGCGGTTCGCGTTGGGTCGGATATTACCGACCTTCAACAGGGTATGAGAAAGGCTTCTAAATCAGTTGGGGGCTTTGCTAAAACTTCCACAAAGCAGCTTAGAGCCGTAACCGATAACATCGTAAAGATGGGCGCGGCGGCTGGTATTGCGGCTGCTGGCGGGCTTTTGGCAATGACTAAAAGCGCGGCGGCTTCAGCTCAAGAGATACAGAACCTTTCTACAGTTGCAAATACTACGACAGAAGAGTTTCAAAAGTGGGCGTTTGCGTCTAAAAATCTTGGCGTAGAAAATGATAAGCTTGCCGACATTTTAAAAGATGTTAATGATAAGGTTGGCGACTTTCTAACCACAGGCGGCGGTCCACTGGTTGATTTTTTCGAGCAAATAGCGCCGAAAGTCGGTGTTACTGCTGAGCAATTTAGACACCTTTCTGGCCCTCAAGCATTACAGCTTTTCACATCCTCGCTAGAAAAGGCCAATCTCTCACAAGCAGAGATGACATTTCACCTTGAAGCGATGGCCTCAGACCTAACCCTTTTGCAACCGCTTTTAGCTAACGGCGGAAAACTTCTAGAGCAACAATCAAAAATAGCTGAAAACCTTGGATTAATACTTTCTGACGTTGATATCGCTCAACTTGATAAACTCCAAGAAAGTTTCACGACAATTGGTGCTCTTGCGGAATCGGCCAGCGATATTATTGGTGCAAGATTGGCCCCTTTCGTGACAGTCTTAACCGAAAAGTTTATAGAGTCGGGCGGTGCCGGTGCAGATTTCGGTGAGCAAGTCGATGCGGCTATGGTTAAAGCAGCTCACGCGGTCGGCTTTGTTGCTGATGCGATACACGGATTAAACGTGGTTTTTGAAGGTCTTAAGCTCGTTGGGTTTTCTGCAATCCTCGGTGTTAGTCACTTATTACAGGGCGCGGCAGAGGCTTTTGTTTTGTTTGGCGACTCGGCCATAAGAACGGTTAACACTGTTATCAATGCGTTTAATTCAATCCCCGGCCTTGACGATATACCCGGCCTAACGCTGATGACTGACAGTAATTTTATGAAGTCGATCCGCGAGTCAAACGAAGAAATCCGAATGACGATTGGCGAGATGACAGATAATTTTGCTGAACTCACAATGCAGGAAATGCCTTCAGATAAAGTTGTCAGATTTCTCGATGACGTGAAAACAAAATCGATAGAGGCGGCGCAGGCGGTTTCGGGTGTTCAAGATCAACTTGTAAATATTGCCAGCGACCCGTTTATGGGCGAAGATCCAAACATGGAATTTGAAGAGTTTTTCGCAGACAATAAGGAGGGTTGGGGTATAGCGGCTAGAGACACTGGGCGAGCGATGCAGAATGTTGTCCAGACAATGTCCACAGGAAGTAAACAGGCGTTTAAAATCGCTAAGGCGTGGGCTTTGGCTGATGCGATAATTTCAACAGCTCAAGGTATTGCGGCGGGCGTTAAGCTTGGCTGGCCTCTTGGTGTTCCTGCGGTGGCTTGGGCTGCTGCAACTGGATTCGCTCAGATTACAGCAATTAAAAATCAAAGCTTTGGCGGTAGTGGTGGCGCGGCGGCTTCGGGTGGTGGAACGCCAGCTACAGCACCTAACCCAGTTGGCGTAGGTGGTAGCGGTGGCGCACAGCAAAGCCAAACCCTATCAGTGGCCCCAATTGACCCAAGCGCAATATTTAGCGGATCTCAAATGCAATCGTTTGGCGAGTCCATACACGACTTTTCAAAAGATGGTGGAAAGGTGGTTTTTGAAGCATGATCTATATAAGCAATAATATTTTTCTTACGTCTTTTTCAGGTGATATTAACCCAGATAACCCAATAATAGGGTATAACTCGGTTTTGAGGCCGCAAGATTTCACGGCCCCCGCATATACGCCAATTAGGTCGGCGGCAAACGCTTGGACGCCTGACACTGCAACCGTTTTCGAAGGTGCGTCCTTGCCAGGAACGGGGAGCCAGTACTTAGTGCTTCATAATTCTACTCTAGCGGTTGTTGATTATATTGGGATTGCTAGACATAATTTTTTCTCAACTGGACGAGCCTACAAGATTCAAGAGTCTTCGGATGGGGTTAACTGGACGGATATAACAGCCGCAAAAATACCGCCAAACGACGGATCTATACTTGAGTATTTTGACGCGAGAAGCACGCAATATTTTAGAATTGATCTTGATGATCTTTCAGGACGTGCGCCAATAATCGGACACGTTAAACTAGGTAAGGCGCTAATCCTTCAGCGTAGAATATATGCAGGCCACAGCCCGACCTTATTGTCTTCAATGGTCAAAAAAACCACTTACGGAAGTGAGTCAGGTCAATATTTGGGTCAGGTTGTTCATAGGGCATATCATAAGACATCGTTAGAGCAGGAAAATAACTCCCCCGCTTTTGTTAGGGAAAACATAGTGCCGTTTATTAATCATGTTAATGGCCACGCTGTTGTCGAAGATACGGCGGTATCAACGTTTTTCTTTGCATGGAGACCGTCAACGTACCCGCAAGAGATTGTTTACGGGTGGACTAACGACAATATTCAGCCGCAAAACACAGCCGGTGACGGGCTTGGCGGGCGCATGTCTTGGGGTATGAGTATTGAGGCTATAGCGTGACAAATATAACTAAGGAACTTCGCTATGCTGAGCTCATTATTAAACCTTGCTCTCTTGATTATGGCGTTGCACCTTGCACCGCCGAAGTGGGAACAACTGGATCATATAAGTGCTATAACTCGCCAAGGACATGTCAAGATGCTGCAAATTTTGACGAGGGAAGCGAACAGGTTTTAAGATGGGTTGTGCCTACCGAGGATTTGCCGTTAGAGATTGACGCTCAACCCTGCATAACATCGATAAACCGGCGACCATTAGTAATCGATCCTGGAGAAGGTCTCGGCGTTCGTGAGTCCGTCACTGTAACGATGCACGATTTTTTGCATAACGATGACGGATTTGATAAATACCCAGATAGTAGAACTAGCAACCCGTACAATAAAGGCACTTATTGGGGCAAGTTTACCGCTCGATGGGGGTCTTTGGAGGGTTACGAATTTAGGACGGTTGACGGTTATCAAGGCCAGTCACTATCCGAAATGACGAGAAGGCACTATATAGTTAACGGAACCGCTGGTCCAGATTCAAACGGCAATTTTAGCTTTACCGTTAAGGACGCGATGAAGTTTATCGACGGGGATAAGGGGCAATGGCCTAGACCTTCAGGTGGTACTTTGCTTGCCGCAATAACCGACGTGGGTACAGTGATAACCCTTGATCCAGCCGGTGCTGGTGCAGGATACCCAGCATCTGGAACCGCTTCAATTAATGATGAGGCCGTTACTTATACGCGCGTAGGTGATGTTGTAACACTTACAGGTCGTGGCCTTTTCGGTTCCCCTCAAGAGGCGCATGAAGAGGGTGAGACGTTCCAAGCATCGGCAGAATATGACGCTATGGATCCACCAGATATTATTTACGACTTGCTATCTAATGGTACAAGTATGCCAGCCGAATATTTAGATTTGGCGGGCTGGAAAGCTGAAACAAACGCATTTCTTGGGCGACTGTATAGCGGCAAGGTTATGCAGCCAACACCAGTTAGAGATCTAATTCAAGAGATTATTCAGGATGCTGGACTGACATTTTTTGTTGATCTTGTAGCGAAAAAAATTATTCTTCGAGTCTTGAGGCAAGAGGTTCCAATCGCGTCTATAGATGATGATTTTGTCGTCGCTGGAACACTTAAAAGTAAAAAGCTTTACAGCAAAAGAATTTCTGAATCTTGGATATACTACGGCAAGAAAAACCCGCTAGAAAAGCAGTCTGAAAAAAAGAATTATAAAGCGGTTTATGCCGCAATAACTCAAGATCCAGTCGTTGCACTAGAGAATAACCCGCCCGCGATTCGAGATACAGCAAGCCGATGGATGACTGTGTTTAATCTTCCAGCCGTAAAAGACGTTACGGAAAGGCTTTTAGCGAGATATGAAACAGCACCTAACGAGGTTGGATTTAAAATAATGAGCACATTCCCGTTAGCTCTTGGGGATTTCATTAATTTTTCATCAAGAATT